GTATCGTTCGTGCTTCGTCTGGGAAAAAACGGCCCACATTATTTAATCGACTCGCGTGATTAGAACATAGAGATCGTGCGAAGCTGCGTTAGTAATCGCCTGGAGCACTGATCCCACAGGTACGGTTAGCGTTAGTTTGTCCCCATTATCCACAAGGTAGCCACTCGTACTCGTTACACCTACACCACCTACATAGGTAGCACCTTTAGAATGTAGATAGACATTCTGCGTTACATCATCGACGTTCACGATTGTTTGCGCAGTGGTCGTCACTGTTACTTTGTTACTTGTTATCGCCATTACTTATCTCCATCTCTTGTTCGGCGCTGTGATGCCGAGTCTTAACATATTTAGCGTAATCTTTATGATGTTCTTGAGTGAGCCAGTAGCTTCTCTTATGTGGCAGCTGTACGCCAGTATGCGCAAACATCTTGTAACCAAGAGCCTTAACGCGAATAGACCAAAAGATATCTTCACCTACCCAGGATCCATTGATAGGCATATCTCGATAGAAGCCCCACATCGCTCCCTCGTTTTGTTGGTCAGCGGCTTCTCTTTGTTTCTCAAATACGGATCTATGTACGAGTATGCATCCAGTACCAGCCGCATCAATCTCGATGATCTGATCTTCAGGATAATCGTGAACTGCATATAGCCCACCTTCGGTTCCTACTTTGAAGATACAAGGAACAGGCTCAGGATAAACATTATTGGTCTCCCACGCGGCGTGGACGATTCCACTAACGATAGGTCGTTCATCCTTGTCAGCTGCCGCTATTAATTTCTTAAATGCATCTACTTTAATAATCTGATCTGTATCTATCTGTAATAACCAGTCATCCGTCGTCTTTTCTAAGAATGTAGCTACAACCTGATTACGCAGACGACTAATTACCCCTGATCCCTCCAGGCTAATCAGCTGCCCTAATTGCGATTGACTCCTAGCGATATCGATAATCGAGGTAGCAAATAGCGACGTCCATACTCCAGGCGAGCAGACGCCTATTGAAACCTTTTCTCGTAGATCCATAATTGTCCCTTTCTGTAACTTTATGGCACAAAATGTACCCTATTAGTACCAATTATTACGCTTATGGAACGCTAAAGCGCTACAAAAATCGCCGTATCGATGACGCACATAATTAATACCCCAATGAATCTGTAACCTCGGTGATTTTCTAAATGCATCAATCTCGGCCTGTGTCTTACCCTTCATATGTCTTTGAGGGATTCCGTAATCGTGTGTCGGAGATTTAGCTTGTGGTCGCCAATTACTTTCTTTACGCCATAGTTCTTTCATACATTTAACCTCGTATGCGTAAACGTGCTTGGCTGCGTATTGCTGATATTCAGCTGGAGAATTCATCACCATTATTAAACTTATTATTAATATCTTCATATTCGCCTCTCGGTATGAGGTAGAGGATCGCTTTCGCTAGATATTGACGGTTTTCGTCAAATGAGGCTATGCCAGTATTACAGTCGTGGCAGAGGAGGCCTCGGATCTCTTGAGTTTTATGATTGTGGTCTATTCCTAGACGACTTGTATCGTTATGTATGGCGCATATGGCGCATCGATAGCTTTGTTTTTGTAGGAGCTGTTCATAATCAGATTTTACCCTACGCAATACCCATCTAGCCAAATTTCGGCAATTCTGACATTGATGGCGTCGTTTATTACGCGCCTTATTTACCCATCCGAATTTCTCTAAAGGTAGGATTTTGTCGCACGAGCGACAGTGTTCCCAACCTTCAGGCGTCGGTTTCCTCGTCCGTCTCGTCATCATTCGCATCGGCATCGAGGCCGAGTGCATATTGCCTATCTTTGGGATCCATCGAATTAAACAAAACGAGGACGGCTGAAACGGAACGACTTAACATTGATTCGATTGCGTCGAATGACATTGATTGATCTGTATTTATTTCTGTAGATACTTCACCGATAGAGATCGATATATTCAGAGTCATATGGATCCCTTCACTGGTTTCCTTGTGTGGGTTCTATTGTAATTCTTTTTTTATGTATTTTTATAGATATACCCTGAGACTAGAGCAAGAGGAGAAATGCCCCCCTACCCCCCATAAATTAAAAATCTTTTATGGTAGGTATGGAAGGATCTCTATAGCTCTGTCTAGGTATTTTTATACCCTTCGACCGTCGCTTTCGGAGTTCCTGCCCCCAGTCTCATCGACCAGTGCGGAATATAGACCCTGGCTCTGTCACCTTGTCAAAAAAGGCGAAAGGGACTGACACCGCACATAGTAGCCAGTCCCTCGCCATTGGCCGTACCCTCAGTAGGCCAAGCCTTAAACGGCCTTTATAGCCGTCGTAATTCATTTATCTATATCTTCCTATCCTTGTCGGCTCCAATAGCCTAAAAATGGCTTTAGAGCCTGATTCTGTGGCATATATTGGTAGAGCCTGTCGCGTGGGATAAACCAGGTATTTTCATTGGGTAACTTAAACTCAGGGATGCGTCCCATTTTGACAGGTAGGAAACCTGCGAGGAATAGACGATCGATGGATGATCCTTGTACCAGGAAAGCAAGATCTCCATCCCTGTCATAGGTGCGCAGAATGAGGTTCTCACTCCTCGACCAGCGCACCTCGACATTTTCGCCCACGTCAGCGAATTCCTTAAATGTATTAAGTCCGTTCCAGGGTAAATCTAATAAACGAGCTACAGCGATTTCGGCGCTATATGCCATCGTCATTTCCCATTTACGTTCGTGATCTGATTTCCAGGGGACGGCTCGTGTATGTGGTCTATCTGTTTTATTTTGATCTATGGACCAGCGGATAAATTCATCGGCGGCGTCTCGAGCTAGATCTTGATCTTGGCTGGACAGCTTTAGCGGCCTCATCCTTCTCTCTCTTTAGATATCTATGAATGTCATTAATTGTCTGAATGGACACATCCAGGGCGAAAAACCAGCGGCAGCACTCGCAGTAATACCACGGCTTTTCGCCTCGGATGCGGATCTGTAGGTCATCAAACGTTAGCTCTTTTTCCAGGGCTTACCGTCCATTGATAAAGGCGTACAGGCCTCGCTATATGGCTTACGCTGGCAGAAAAGACCCTCGTATGGCTTACCTGTATTACTTGTGCCGTTACGGTAGATGCGGCAGTCAAAAGCGCCGAATTTACAGTGGGCTTCTCCTGCAGGTGGTATCACCACAGGAGCAGGATCATCAGGCCGCTGCTCTTGTAAAAATTCTGCTAGAGCTGGACTTTCAGTTTCGACAGGTTTTAACGGTGGTACAGCTCGCAAGGTCGGCGCGACAGGTGCTACCTCGCTCGCTGTACCAGGATTGCTATCAGCGCCCCAGAGATCGAGAGCTACGCCAAAACGCATCGCTGCATTTTTTATAGCGTCACTAATAGCAGTCTTTACCGCGTCGGCTCCTTTTTGATGCGGCTCGGAGGCTCCATAACCGATTCGCGTTACGCCGCAGATGGTCAGCTTGATCCATAGACCGTTATGGTCATCGAGTATCGGCATCCCAGTTTCACCGATCGCCATCGGTTGCCAATACCACGTCGGATCTACTGATATCAGGCGGTCGGTGACTACCGCGTGATTAATAAAGTTATACGATCGAGCGCCTACGACTTTTTTCTCGACTAGATCATCCTTAAAAGAAGCGCGTAGAGCTTTAGCTTGTTTCTCGTCCATTACTCGATCTCTTTTCGTCTCTGTGATTCAACATAATTATTGAGCCAGGGAAGCGACGTTAAACGATGCTCACGCATCGCATCGAGTACGACCTCACGCCCATCGGCAGCGAACCGAGTCGAGACGTATGCTGGCTTTTGTTCAAGTCCGACGAAAGATAAGACCTCGCCTGTCAAGGTGCTAAAAATCTGATTCTCGTGTGTGATCGCAAGAGTTTCAATAAATTTCTTTCGAAATGAGTCGCGTACTTTTGTCTCAGTCTCAGTTGAGAAATTCTCTAATACCCAGGTAAGAAGCGCCTTCTCATCCGTAATTACAAAAGCCATATCTCGCGATACGAGAGTTATTTTCGCTACCTCTTGATTATCGACGACGGCTTTCGTCATATCAGCGCCTACATTAGTTAGTTCATCTTTCGCCAATTCGCGTAGATGATTAGTAGCTTCGGTTACTGCATCCTTAATTACCGTAAGAGCAGCTAACTCGGCTGCGATTTCTTTAAGATTCATCGGATCCACCGATACCAATATGTCGCGAGACATTTAAGACAGATATCGAATTTATCGCATTTTTCGTAGTAATAATGAGTAATTCCCCATCGTTTTACTTGTGGCATTTTCTCGACACCGCAACAGCTTTCATTCTCATAAAGAATGTGGATACGGTCGCTAACACCTATACGCGCCAATTTCATCGCGTCGTCAGGCATATTGGCAGCTAGGTATGAATAATTTTCTCTAGCCTCAGCCACGAGGGTAGTAGGTGTAACGGTTGCACTTTTCATCGAGCACCTACTAGATCTCCAATAGGCTTGATATCGCTGTCATTATCGACTGCGTATATCGCTCCGCTTGGATGCAGTGATGGAGCAGCTACGACATAGCCGTTCCACTTAATATCGATACCTTCCCTAAACTTTCCTGGAAAGGTCATCGATGGATCTGCCGAGTAATAATAATGGAAGCCATTACCAGTACGGATTCGACGAGTCTCAGGTAGGCCATCAGTAGTTCCACCATTACGCAGATCTACATCAAGCACTACGAGATTCGATGCGCGGCAGGCAATTCCGATATTGATTTCAGGTTCTATATGAAACCATTTCTCGATCATTTCGTAATTATCCGTAGCGCTATATAGGCCTCGAGGTGCAAGGCGCTTATGAGGCTGTTTAGCCTGGATGCCTAACGGCAATATATGAAAGCCTAAAAGCGAATAACTAATGGCGTAATTTTTTATTGTCATTTCAGTAACTCGCTAAATTGTCGAAACAGGCTTTGCACAATGTCGAAATATGTGTATTACTTACAGGTAAAGTTTTGGGATAAGTTCTAGGAAAAGATTTTTTTTCTCCTCCGCAAGCTGTATCTTTATCCTCTATCTGAATATGTATCTTTTTACCTGTTCCAATCTTTGAAAATCGGATCTTTTGTACCCACTCAGGCATATTGGTTACGCTTACACAATATTTAAGTGCATAAGATAATTTCAAGTCATCAAGACTTACATCGATATCTTTTGTTGTATCAATTATCGTCGTCATTAGATTCTCTCATTTCTAAGAGATGGATGACGACGTGCAGCTGCGCGACCAGCTTTAAAACCGCGACTATGGCCGACCATATGGCCGTACCAGTATCCGATAGTAAAAAGTCCGACGCACATTAAATAAATAATCACGTCTGTATTGCGTTGAATGAAATCAATCATTTTCTTGTCCCTTGTCGAGAGGGTTAAGGGAGCTTCTCGACAGGGATAACGGTACACCTGGTTGCCGACGCCACAATAGACGACACGCCGTAACCCTAGAGGCTGGCTACAAGGTCTCTATAGGCTTGACTGGTTATATACTCGTTAAATACCTTTTCGTCGTGCGTCCAAAAGTCTTGTGAATATGCCCTGACATAGTGATCGTCGATTTCGGCCTTTCGTGCGAACGGATGCATATGCTCGATAATTATGTCGTGGCTATAGTGGATATTGCCTAAATCCGTACCTAACTTTTTCCAAAAATTATCAATAAAACAATGCTTACTATTAGGTGGCGTCATTCCATTTAAGGCCTCACATATGCCCCTAGTCGTCAAAACGTGAGAAGGTAAATTTCCCTCTTGTAAAAGATCATTACCCCAAGCGATACCATTTTTCCCAAGCGGTAAAAGTAACCGCAATAAGTAGTCCCAATAAAGTGTCCTCGGTAAATTATCATCGCCGAGAAAACCAAAATAATCATAACGATCATATTTAGAGTCATCTAAAAGAGTTCGCACACCGAAATTTAATGGTTGAGCGCAACCATCGGCCGTCGTATGGTCAAAAAGGATATTGATGCCATCGATTTTTTCATATTCGCGTAAATACCAGTCGTCTATACCACAGACAAAATAAAGATCCGCTACAGCTTTAGTATCCTCCCAGGCTTTAAGAAGCCTTGCGGCGTTTTGTGGCCTTCCCCTGGTCGGTACAACGAATACACTTTTTAACATCCTGTCCCCTTTGATCGTGCTCTTTTAAATGTTCGAAAACCATTCGACGCAGCTCTCGAAGATCCGTTAAGACCTCCTCGGCGAAACCGTTAGATACTGGCCGCGAATTTTTTTCAGCTCGAGCGGCGAATATAGCCGAGACCCCTGATATGGTGGCAGCGGCTATTACGCCCAGCTGTATTAAAAGACTATCCACGTCCGAGAGGATCCTTAGGGTTGAGGAAACGTAAAATCGGAGGCATCACAGCGGCTAGAGCGGCGCTCGATAGACCTTTAGCAGTCATATCTCCAGTAGCGAGATAGTAAGCAATAGCGGCAGCGGCAGCGGAACGGCCCCAGGATGCAGCTAATTCTTTAGCTGTTTTGAGCTGTTTATTCTGTTTTTTCGCCTTCATCATTCTCCAATTCTAAACCTCGGATTAATGTTTCAACCTGGACAGGATTTAACGCGATCTCGAAATGCATCTCGTCTTTTCTTGTCCGATAGTCGCCGCCCCATTTTAGTCCATATTTACGACATAAACGACGAATAGTGGCAGCTTGTTCGGCAGTAAAGGTATTGACGGCTCCTAAAGGATGCTTTATCGCATTTAGATCTATAGCTGTACCGCTGGAGTGATTAGATACCACGGTATTAGATCCGCGAACTTTACGGTATGCGTAACCCCAGTCGTCGAGCGTTCCTTTATCGATAGGTTCTACCTGTTTATGAAATTCAGCTGCGAAAGCGATTAATAATGGCGCTACAGGTTTAGCGACTCGTAATTTTAGATCTGTACCTGGGACTGGTTTTCTAATGATATCGATAGCCTCGGCATCGGCAGACGCAGGCCATCCATTAGCGCTCTTTTCCATAGCGCTATCTAAGCATAAAGCGCTTAAATTGACGTCCATCCACGAATAGATCCACCATCGATCGGACACTTAAAAGCTAAATGTTTTCCATCGAGGATCCATTGACGATGTGCTGCGTTAATCGCAACCCAGTCGATAGCGTGAAAATCCATAATTTAATGTTAATTCCCCAAGATTATGCTAGGCCGAGAGCCTTAAGGTCGTCAGTAGTCAAGCCGAGCGCGGCTAGTTTCGCCTCGGCTGTTGCTTTTGCCTCTTTTCGTGCGGCATCTTGCTCAAGTTTCCACGCATCATATTTTGCAAATCCTGCTAGAAATTTTTCTTTGCTTATAGCAGGTGCTTTTCCATACCATTCGATTGAATCGTAATCATCGCCCCAAATGGCAAATTCGACGCCATTACAAAGCATTGTTAATACATCGCCACCTGTTGCCATTATGCACCTATTTCTAAAAGTGTAATTGTGCTGGTAGTACCGCCACCTGCGCGATTTATTTTCGCGTTACCTGACGCTCCACCATAATTATTAAATTGAACTTTGTAGGTTGTAGATGATGTCGTCGCTGGACTGTCTAAATATGTTGTTCCCGACCCACCAATATCATTATCGTTGGCGGCGGAATAACCAGCTAATTCTTCAAATTGAATTATTGAACTTGCTCCTCGAAGCACTCGAAAACCGACTCCTGCAGCTGCACTACCGCTTTTACCAACGCCATTCATTTGAACTAAAACTAACACTTTGCTTGTCGTAGCACTTGGCGTGATTGAAGCTGTTAAGCCAGTATCTGTCCAAGTGGTTGATGCTATTTGTGCAGCTGTTCCGTAAGTCGCATTGACAACTTGAAGAACTTTTCCACCAGCGGCGGCAGCAGCCCATTTGACACCGCTTGCTTGTGTGGAGTCAGCAGTTAAAACAAAGTTATTAGTTCCTACCGCGACTTCTGTTACCGTTCCCGAACCAGTACCTACTAATAAACCACCTTTAGCGGTTGTATTAAATTTTAGATCTGCCGTTCCACTCGTTACGCCGCCTGTCAGACCTGAGGTAGCGCCTGTAGTAATTCCAGTAATATCTCCAGGATTAGATCCGAACCACAAGGCCGCGCTCGCAGAAATGAAATACAGCGTACCGCTCTCATATTGATTTACTACTAGAGATCCACTTGTGTTTACTGTGGCCGTACCAGCCGTAATAGTGACAGCTCCAGCGCCGCGATTTTGAACGATCAGAGTATCTCCAGCATCGAAAATTCCAGTATTAACCGTACAGGTGACGGATCCTGATGTATTGAATTCGACACGAGTACCTTTATCCGCAGCTACTAAAACGTAACTAGCAGTCTTAGCACTAACCGTCTGATTAAAATCATTAGTCTGTAGCGAATTGACTTGGGCTGCGGTAAGTACCTGCCCTGTCGTAAAGGTCTGTTTAGCCATTTTTCTCCTTAATAAGCGAGGGAATCCTCATCCAAAAGGCCATCTACGCTCGAGTCTAGCACGAAACCACTAGCGAACGGTTGCGCGGTCGTAAAGGTGGTAAAAAACGTATTCGGTGTTATGTCATAGGCCAACCCTGTAATAACAGTATCCGACGTAGCATTTCCACTAGGTAAAGTCTGAATGACTCTTATTGGATCGAACATATCGAGATCTAGAGCTGCGATAATGCGAGTCGGATAGGCGCTATCGGAAGCATCGATGGTTAAGCTTTCCATTCTTAGATCTGCTCCTACCTCCTTACGACTAGCGATCACCATTAGAGCTTGATTTAAGCTATCGGTATCTGTCTGCGCGATAGTGCTGCGATTTCGACTATGTAAAAAATAGGTGTCGATACTGGTCGTATCGGTAGCAGTCTGCGCCGTTCCACCTGTACGAGTAACCGTACAGCTATTAATAAGACCAAAATCTGACAGATCAAAAGAGACAGCCTGATAGGTAACCGTCCCTACCGCACCGCTATCGCTAAAGGTCGTATATGCGCCACCTGATCTTGAGATGATATCGGCCCTGGAGAGGAATGTGGCGTAGCCTTGTTGGTTTATGTAAAAGGCTCCAAGTTCCGTCGTTTCGACGCTCTGACAGGCTGCTAGGGCCGTTCTAGTGGTACCTCCGTCGGCTTGTACGGTCGTCGTTGCAGTCGTCGATATAGATCTCATACCTGTAGGCCAGTCGGCAGCGTCCAGGATGCTCGTTACTCGCTCCGCCGTCGTCTGTCCAGCTGTACCACCTGTTACAGTAGAAATCGAGGCTAGATTGAGAAGCTGAAAGCCATCGACACAATTAAGATCTACATAGGCAGGATCGAACCCTGTCGGAGATTGGTATTTCCAGGATTGAACATACATAGATCCGAGCGCATATTCCGTACCTCCATAAGAAGCTGTAAAACGAATTTTACGCATTGGTAAAATCTTGCCGTAAAGGGCGCCGCTGGTATTAGCTGGATTAAATAGACCAGTACGATCGATCAGGCGAACCGCAGCCGTACCAGCTGTAAAACTATCGGAGGTTCGATTATAAGCTCGCTTGATTGAAGCCTTTAATACATATTGGGTTACATCGACGATTTCACTAGCAGCAGTACCAAGTACGGCCACGTCAAGTGGCGTGGATGGATCGTCAAGTACGAGCGCTGGATCGAAGGTAGCGCCGTTAGAAAAGTCGATCGTGCATTTGAAAGCCGCAGCCATATTAAACCGCTAACGTAATCGGATTACCTGTTCGCTGTGTCTGATAGACAGCATCGGTTACAGCGGCTACGAGATCCTGTTGAGATAATAATGATCCTTGAACGGTCACATTAACCGTTACCCCATTTTCGCCCATTCTAAAACGCGCTGGATCGAAATTACTTGGAACGCTGGTCGCATCATTAAGTAATGCTAAATAACTTGAATCTGTATTTTCGCTCATTCTAAATCTAGCTGGATCAAAATTAGCTGGAACATTTGTTAGGTCATTTACCAAGCGGAGATAACTACTCTCCATTTCATCAAAATATCGGAAATTCCCAGTATCAGGCACGAAAGGTTTTGGCTGTACGCCGAAAGGTTCACCACCAATTTCTCCAGGTAATAAGACTCCAGGTGGTTTAACTATGACTGGAGGTGGTACAAGAGCGCCACCACTACTTTCATCACCTTTACGAACTCCTCCAGGATTAAAAGTAGATCCTGGGCCGATGCCAGTAGTGCTATTTCCTGGCGCTGGTATCGGTGGAACGGTGATAGTAGCTCCAATAGAAATACTATATTTACCTTCGATAAGAGCTTTAAGTTTATTTATAACATCGTCAAGATTATCCGTGAATTTAATTTGAGGTTTAGATGCAGCTAAAGCATCTATAGCCGCTTTACTATTAGCGAAACCTGCAACGGTTAGTAATTGATACATTTTCTCAAGGTTCATCGCATCGTCGTAACGACCTTGAGTAGCTGCCTGTAATGTCTTTATTGCTTCTTCATCATTTTGGTAATCACTTATTTTCAACGCCGAAAGCTGCAATACTCGTTCACGATCGGAAGCTGAAATATTACGGCGTAATGCTGCCTGGAGATTAATGGCATCAATATCGAAGCGGAACTGGATGGCTGATTTCAGACGTTCGATTTCAGCTGTACGCTTCTTTTCAGCCTGAGCCTGTTTTTCTCTTTTGATGCGATCTGCTTCAATTTTCGCAGCTCTCCTAGCCGCTTCTTCTTCCGCTTTTTTCCGCGCACGTTCGATCTTGTCATAGAAATCCGTTGCGCCAGTGACACTCATACCGACCGAAAATGGCTTAGGCGCTGTTTTTACCTCGTTACCCAAACCACGAATAACGTCATTCAAAAGGCCATATGGATTAGTAAAACTCAATAAATTAATGTCGTCAATAATATTTTTGAATTTTGATACGTCTAGTTCTTTTATGATACGGATTAATTCGCCAGTACCTACTATTGCGTCGCCGATTTCTTTACCAAGTTTATCTATAGCAGTAGTCGTACCACCGATACCCTGATCGCTCGATACTCTTTCCAGCGCTGTAATTAAATCCTTACCTATCGTCTCCTTAAAATTGGCAAACGAAACGTTTAGTAAATCTAATTTACCTTGATATGTTTCAAGTCGCGCTGCATTTTGTCCACTGAATCTTTCGCTTAATAATTTTTGTATTTCGGCGAATGATTTACCTTTTAATTCTGCATCGCTTAAACCTAAACTATATTTCTTTAGACCTTTAGTGCTGCCTACATATGCTCGACTTAAATCACTGGCGGCCGTAACAAGATCTACGCTGCCGTCGGCAGATAAATCTAATGCTAGTTTTAATAATTCTTGTGATTTAGTTACCGATCCTGTTGTCTGTATTAATTTTTGGAAGGCAGGTCTTAAACTGTCGTCGGTAACGCCACTGGTTTTCTCAAGATCTGAGATAAATTTCTTTACTCGCGCATCCTCAAAAGCTAGACCTAGATTACCGATTGCTCTTGTAAGGCTTTTCGCTGCTCTTTCGTCATCGATAAAAGCCTTTACAGAATCCTTTGCGAATTTCGCTAATGCGGCTGCGCCAAAAACAGTACCTAGTTTTTTACCTAGAGCAGCTATGGCCTTTTCGCTACCTTTAGCGTTTTTCTGTAGATCCTTGAAACCCTTATCCTTCAGTTTAGTTACTAGATCTACTGCTACCTCTGTACGCGGAGCCATTAGATAGACCTCGTAAATAGGCGCATACGCTCGGCTACTACTTTCTGTACCTCTGTGCGCACACTATCTCCCATAATTGCCTCAGCTCTAAAAAGGATACGTCCGTTTTTACTATCGCCTGTTAATGGGGATATTTTAGTCATTAAATTACGGAAATCATCCTGGGCGTTGGGATTGCGTGAAACGCTTTTCGTGCGTTTTCTTGAGGCCTCAGATCCGCGACCTGATAGTTCATATATTGCTCCAGCTGGCGCACTATTGACTACGGACAGAGCTGCTGTCGCGACTTTGTTATATCCGAAAGGAACTTTATTACGAGTAGTACGCTTGATCTTAATTCCTTTGATAACTGCCGCTGGTTGCCACGTCCATCGAAGGGGATCGCGTGATCGATGGTATTTATCATTTATCCAGGATGCCGAGGTATAAGTAGGAGGCGTCGGTCTAAAAATATATTTACCTGTGTTATTGACTATTTGAGAAGGTACGAATGTCTTAGCTTTCGCGGCTAAAGGCCGAGCAGCTGCGGTCAGTGCTTTACTAAAATCTTTTCGTAATTGTGGATCTAATTCCTTTAGCGCTTTTTGTAATTTATCAAAATCAGGAACGAAAACGGATTTAGCCACTTTTACCTCCTCCGCGGCGCCATCGCCTTTCGGCTTTGTGCCTGTTCCTGCAGGATAAACTTTATCGCTGCATATACGGCTGGGTCGCTTGCAAGTAAATCATTAGGAGATATACCTGTAGCTACCGACACGGCTGCGACCTCCCATATGTCGCCGCGTCGGTCTATCCATTTTTTGGATCGATGACGAAATCTACATCCTTATAAGAATTTAAAAATGCGTCATCAAGAGGCCCTGATATCTCGCCTTTAGCGGTCATCAAGTAATGCGCGAACCACCATAGATCAGACTCACGCTGTTCATCGATGAGGCGCTTACGCCATCCGACTTTGAAATGACTCTCAAAAGCCACCTTAGCCGCTGGCGTAAGCTCGTAATCAACCTCTTTATTATCTTTTTTTGTTACACGGATTAATTGCATAGCCATTTATTGCCCCCTATGAATTGGATCAGGTTGTTGTTTTTGTAAGAGCTGTTACTGGAAGTGTGATCGATGCCGTTGCAGGGCCATCAAGAGTTCCGTTAATGGGCTGCCATTGTGAAACCAAAACGCTCATACTGTACCGAGGATTTGTCGCAGTAACGGTTCCTGATACTGGGATAAGTTGTAGAGCAAGTTTTGTACCGATTGCATTTTCAAAAATTGAGTTCACGGATGAAGCCGCGAAATCGTTATAAAGCTCTAGCGAAACGCTAGGACGTTCGATCCCACCTACTAGATTTTGAACGGTGTCGGTCATCGCTGTAATTTCTACGGCGTCCACCTCTCGAGAAAGGCTGACCGCGCTAACGAAAGTCGTGATGGTTGTCGTTCCAGCGACTACCGCCACTTGATTACCCATAAAGATCGCCATTTGTTTTTCTCCTTTTTTAGCCGATCAGTTCTACTACATATCGATACGCGAGGTAATCGATACTAGCTACCTGTACCGACCCTGCCGTAGCCGTTGTGACTCGTAAGGTCTGTACCGCGCCGCTGAGTGTTTTATCTGCCTCGATTGCGGCCTTCACCGAGGTAGATCCTGTAGATGCTAGATATCCGTCGAGCTTGGCCTGTCCAGCTGACTCACTCATACGACCTACGATGAGTAGTATAGTGCAGGTCGCCTGGTCGTATCCGCGGTTAAACGTATAATCAAAATTAAGATCTAATTGTCCGACGATTGCGCCAGGTACATTTACAGAATCAGGAATGGAGTCATAAGTCTTTAGGCCTGAAATAGTGGCTAATCTATTTTTTAGATTTGTGCGCACAGTCGAGGGAACCATTAAGCCGCTACCTCTTTACGATAAGCGCGTACCATCGCCGTTACATCGCGTCCGAGTGGACTCATTCGTACAGCTCCAAGATCTCCTAGTCCAAGAATTCCACCTGGAGAATCTTTACGCTTGTAAAGATCTGCCGTAAGAATTTGACAGGCCGTTTCGATATCGTCAGGAACGCTCGGCCATCCCCATTTCGCGGTCACTTGAACGCCTGGACGTAGGCCATTGGAAAACATCCCAGGAAATACAGGCCAGGTATAAGTTGTATTAACCATCGTTAAATTTGTATAAGGCCGACCGAGAGCAGGTGCGGTTAATGGATCCAAAAGATAATCGGTGTTAAGTGTCAGAGTAGTTTCAAAAGTACCATCGCCATCCTCGTCGAGTGCTACGACTAAATTAGTTGTAGATCCAATATCATCGACAAAACATAAAACCTCGTTATAAGCGCGATATTGACGAGCTGAGGCGCTCGAATCAAGATAAAAGCGTCGGTTTGCTATTTTATCGATACTGCGTGAAGCTGACTCAATTAATGACTCTAAGAGTGTATCGTCGCTATTATCAGAAATCGATAAAAACGTTTTCATCGCGGTAAGAGTCGTATATCCGTTAGTTATAGCCATCCAGGATCTCCATCATAAATAGGGACAGGTATTTTCGATAATGGGACGGCGCTTAGTGTAATAGCTCCTGAATTACGCATAAGTATCGCCCCTAAAGATCCTGGATAGTTATAACCACTCGGCCGCCTGGTCAAGTGTGACGGCCGAGAGGTCATTCGGTACTAGAAGCTAGGTGCAGCTAAGCCAGTGCCGTTAATTTGCGCGAACGCTTTTGGATAGCGTAGCGAGGTATATGCGAACATTCCGAACATAACGATATTTAGTGCGACTTTACCGTTTGGTTCTTCGAATGTGACATATGTAGGCGAATTCGCTTCTTCGAACAAGTGTGACTCGTTGAGATCGACGATATGAATCGAATCTTGGTTGGTTGCAGCTCCAAGATTAGTAGCGAGGTTCGCGTCTGTGATAATCGGCAGACCGAGAATGGAGTAACCACTATTCGTTCCGTATGACGGATATCCTGAACCAGTACCCATCGCATTTGTCGGATTGTACGCAGTCGGTACGACCAACGGACGGTTATTACCGTCAAGGCCTGAGAGGAACCATCCGAGACGACGTGGGTGCATAAGAATCGCGTTTGGCGATGCGTATACGTTGCTCTGAATCTGTTGAATCGCATCTGCGATCTTTGGATAAACGCCTGCGACTGTTCCAGTCGTTGCGGTGTAAGTAACCAAAATACCTGTAGTCATATTTTGGATACCGAGAGGCTGACCATTAGAGCCAGTTCCGTTAATGATGAGATCATCGAGCTTAGTGTTATAAGCACGGATGAGATCGCTCAAAACGATGCTCTCGATATTGTAACCGCGGAGGAGTGCCTGCTTTGAAACCGAGTTTTGACCTGCAACGGTATTAACGTTAATGGTCAAGCTGGAATCTGCTGGATCCTGTGAAACTGCGGCGGTGTTTTGTGAAGTTTGAGCTGCGACTGAGGTTCCAGTGCCGATCAAGGATAAGACCACGCTCATACCTTGTGGTGGGAGTGTGTGCTTACGAGATGCATCTGCGAATGGACGACCAGCACGAGCCAATGGCGCGTAAAGATCTACGAGATACTGAGGTACGACAAGACCTGAGAAGCTAGAGGTACTAGCTGCACGATATTCCACGCGCATTTCCTCTTGATGGCGACGAATACGATCGCTGGCTTCTACGTCTGTATTAAAATGTGCTTTAACTGCATCCGAGAGGAATGAGTTTTCGCTGCGCTCGTGATATGTGACAGGCTCAGAGATAACCTTGATAGCTTCGCGCTTTTCTGTCGCTGGCTTTGTGCTATCTACTTTAGCTGCTAATTCAGCGGCTTTAGCATTACGCAATTCGATATCCGAAATCTGTTCGATGCGTTCATCGAGCTTCTTAATTTCAACATTAAGGGCTTCGATATTAGCGAGTTCTACCTCGCTCACGTCGCGAGTTTCCTCAGCGGCGCGATCGACGATCGCCTGGATCATCGAGGTTTTGCTCTCGCGCTTTTCGCGTAGAGACGATAAAAATGTGTTTGCCACGTTTTACTCTCCTTAAGAATAAAAGTTAATTATTTTTAAGAGGTGTCGATTTCTTTCGTGGCGAGGTGTCGCTCGAGGCGAGGTGTCGCATCCTAAAAATCGAGGTGTCTTTCTATCGGATTATCTTACTTTATTTTCTGTAAAAGTTTTAATATACCAAGAGCGCGGCTAGTGCGATCTTGGTTTTGAGCCGCTATCTTGTCGGCCCACGATTTACCTGGATCGCCTCCCCATAAAGCCCAGGCGATACGACCATTACTAGGATAACCAGGTTCGCCAGGTCTAAATCCTTCGGCCTCTTTATCGACTCGATGACGTGCAAAAAATGATCGCATCCTCAAAACCGTATCTAAAGGTAGCGATCTGCCATTGGCGATATCTCTCGCTCGAGATATTCCTATGGCTGTACCGCCGCGACCGAATTCACGTCTCCAGGCTAATCCTCTTTCGGCTTCGGATTTCATAGCAGCCGTCGGCGTATAACCCTCTGCCCTGGCTTCACGATCTCCGTATTCAGAGATATTAATCGCTGTTAATTGATCCTCGGCTTGCGACTTTGTTTTATGACAGCCCATTACCTCATTAGTTGAATCTTTAACTACTGCAAAACCGCTACAGTCAGGATGGTTACTTTTTATGCTGTATGGCATTGAGGATTTCTTTAGCCGCATCAAGTCGAGGAGTTTCGACTGTCTCTTGAGATCTCACGCCTGTTACGGCAGCCATATCACCATAAGCGCCAAAAGTCACAAGTGAGACTTCGGCGAGATGAGCTTTAAGGCGTTCGATAACACCGTCGGATCTCTTACGATTTTTAATTGGCATAAATCCGATAGATAACTGATCTAATGCGCCGTCTTTAACAAGTTCTAAAGCATCATCGCCTTCTCGTGTTTTAGAGATCTTAAATTCGGCGTATAAGCCCTGGTCTGTTTCGCGTAACAAGGTAGCGCGACCGATAGGATTTTTAGAATCGTGATTACGCAATAGTTTTACACGATGCGCAGCTTTGATTACGTCCGAGAAAGCTCCTTTACGAAATACCTCCGTCGTATCGGAGCTGACGCGCTGTTCTTTATCGTAGGGTACGGCGATACCCATAATGGTACGACCCTCGGCATCTTGGCGAATCTCTAGGTCTATGTTATAGCTACGAATCTCATTATCAGAGTTCACTACTATCCACTCCTTCATCATCATCCTCACCTAAATCAGCTGGTGGTATTTCTGAATCGATTGGTTCATCATCTATAGGATTGATAGGGTCTCTATTTTCCATTTCTCGCACCTCATTTACCGTTAAGAATCCACTCTGAATTCCGACAGCGTGAGCCTGATAACGTGACAGCGTATCGGTTCTCAATAATGTATCGTAATTAAATTTAGCCTCTTGGCCGCGTACTAATAGATCCGATAGAGCCTGTTCGATGCGTTCGGCTATTGGTTGAATAGACCAGCGTACAAGCTGGAGGTTTTCTTGTTCGACGTTGGCATAAGTACGAGAGCTATTAGGTGCTCCAAGATAATAAGCTGGTAGGCCAAGAATGTTCGCAGCTTCCGTTAGCCCTGCGATCTGCGCTTCGATTAATTGTGACTCTTGTGCGTTTGATGAAAGTATTTCGAAATCAGTCGTCGCATTTAAGACCGCTGGTTGGCGATTACGACCGCTATACATAGATAACCAGGCAGCCTTGAGAGCATCGGCTTCCTCTTGAGTTAGATCAGGATTGCCGCTCTTTATTACAGCTGTCGGATTTACGCCACCATCAAAATATCGAGCCGCGTATTCATTGATAGCGATTTCTTTACCGATAGCCTGTTTTTGTGTCTGCACGATGCCGCGACCGAATACCTCGCCTGGTAGTGTGAAATTTTTAATATGCAGGATTTCATCTGTCGGATAAACCCTGTCGTCGATGCGATAAACGAGTTCGCCATCTTGACGTCCAATATGTACGCGATCTATCGCTACAGGATAAAAGAAATCAGGATAGCCATTATCGTTCGCTGGCCCTAACACCGCGATGTAATTACCATCGAGAATAAGAGAAGCGGCCATCGCGCTAATAGTTTCCATTCGCGTTTCTTGTGGATTAGGACGTTTAAGAATTGGAGGCGTTGGATCTACGCGCTCACCATTACGATAACTATGTAATCCAAGTGCTCCGATAGCATCTGCTAAAAGTGTGACACCGCGATAAATTGCAGGTACGCCGAGAGCTGTATTCGTATCGACGTAAGTACCAGCCCAATTAGCTTGAAATGCTCGACCTACGCGACCTAAAGAATCGACATAACCTGACGACGTATAGACGACGGAAGGTTGGATCTGCCGTTTTAGGAGACGTCCGAGCATTATTTATTCCTTCTTTCCATCGCGATACCGAAAAGGATGAGAAAAGACCCTCCTAATACTATCGCAGACTGGGGATAAATCAGATACGCACCATACGTCAAGATGGCAGTACCGATTAATTGAATGATGAGTGGTATTACGGCTAGAAATGTTTTCATTAGAAAATCTTGCTCCTTGCCACTGGCAATTCGACAGGTTCGTTTATTACACCGTAGCGCGCCAGTGTCGCCGCTACCAATGGGGTTATGTTATTCGTACTCTTACGAGACCAGGCCCACGAGTCACCTAAAGCTCGTTTAGTAGATCCTATGATGGCATCTCTTAAATTGGGGTCGTCCAAGTGACATATCGTTTTGGCCTGGACTGCATCATAAAAGGATCCACACGCTCGAGCGTAATCGCGTAGGCCGATTGAGATGATCTTGATGCCTGCATTTTCTAATTCACCTATCATCGATGAGGCTGGAGATCCATTATCGATAACTACTGGCGCATCCCATTTTTTTGCGATTTCGATGAGTCGCGGTAATACCCAGTTAGCTCCATCTCGCGCCTCGATGATTTCTACAGGGGTTTTATCGCGAATTGTGGATGATGCGGCTATAGAGGATTTATCTCGCTCTCGTGAGATATCTACACCTAAAACGATTTTATTACCTACGGTTATATCTGTTCGAGCCAAGCTATCCCATAGATCTACGTCGATCACAGCTACCGCCTCAAGAGCAGGCCACACATTGAGCCATTCTTTCGTAAATATCTCAGGACTATTAGTCGTCGCAGCTTCTCGGACAGCTTCGATAAGTACGCCATTACTTTCACCGAGAGAAGGTATCGCCTGTCTCCATATGGACTCATCCATATAATCGAATTTCTCCTCAGTGGGCGCCCATTCGAACCAGGCTAGTCTCGTAGATTTATCGGCGATATTGGCGTGAGCTACAGATCGATAATGCTGGAGTAGCTCGCTTTTTCCTGGAATTCCAGCATTAGACAAAATCCATAATTGTCCATCTTTACGAGTAGCTAATGTTGGCTGTAATGAAGCTATAAGCGAGAGAGGATGCATCAAGGCCTCATCGATAACCATAAGATTAAGACTCATACCACGAGCGCCTTTATCGTTAGGCGTGACGATGCCGTAACTAGATCCATTCTTCATATAGATTCGTTCGCTTCCATTTATGTATGAAATGCGATGGATCTGTTTAGCTATGGCTGGACACCGTTCGAAACTATTGACGTGCTCTTGCCACTTGAGTTTCGCCATATTGCGATCCTGAGCTGTATAGGCGACGTGATGACGTGGCTTTAGTAATTCGAAAGCTATTCGAGTTTCAACGAGTTTGGATTTTCCTGATTGGCGACCTACGCCGACTCCGACCGTTCGATACCAGTAATGGCCATCGACCTTTTCTAAAGCTGTATCGGCTACCTGGCGCTGCCACTGATACAAGCTGAAACCCATTAGATTAGCGACCTTCTCCAGCTTATCGCCATCGGTCGGTAAATCAGGATCTCTTAAGGTCGCCCACCTGGGAGCGCATACATTTAGGACGTCCATAGATCATCGACGGAATCGGTAGGCGCGATCTTGAACCATATCTCGCGAAGCTCTTTAGAGATACTAGGGATGCTATGAAGGTTTTGATTACTCTCCTCGATCTTGTCCCAGGCAGTCGATAGACCTAGTAGCATCGTTACCGTGACCGCATCTATGTCAGTGCGACCGCGTAGCATCCGCTTCATAGCTCTTGTATGCCTACCTCCGCGACGCCGCCTACCACTTACGGCTAGGTCGGACGGCTTTTCTTTTTTTGTTGCCAAAAGATGCTCCCCTCGAGTAATTACATTTCGCGCAGCTTGGCCTCAGATTTCCGCGCCATTGACTCAGATCCTCAACGCTGGCCAGTGGAGGATCGTGGTCGATGGTCGTCGCAGGTCTCCAATGACACCAATAACACGTCGGATTTTGACTCAGGATAGATTTACGCAATTTTCGATGAATCGATCCATATTTCAAATTATGCGAATGTTTCATAACAAATCCATATTTTTTATTTTGTTTTTTGTGAGCCAAGTTATCCACAGGGGGGAGAGAGAAACGAACACCGCG